GCACGGTTCCGAATTGTGTGATGCCGCCTTCGGCCACCGCTACGAGCGTGTCGTAATCGTCGGTGTTTTTCTGCTCGTCGACCGCCTCGAACTTGCCATAAGTCGTAATGCCGCTGGTGTTCGTTGCGGTGACTACGTTCGTTGCGGGTGGGCGGTATTCGACGGTGAGCGTTTGCGCAGCGGTGAGAGTCGCGTGGTCTTGGTTGAAGATGCCGTAGCCGTCGCGAATCCAGTAGAAATCCTTGCCCGTGTTGTCAACGCCGAGTTCACCTACGGTCTTTTGCACGCCGTTGACGTACACCGTGGGCGTGTCGACGATTGGCTGCGCGGTTATGAAACCAATCAAAATTGAGTTGCCGACGAACGATTCCGTGAGCGTCGGCGCGATCTCGTATTCAGTCCGCGCATGCTGGACGTTTCGGTAGTTGTCGAGCGTCGTTTCGAGTTCAAAGTCCCAAAAGTTGTTTGACGAATCGGTCAGCGAAAACGGCGCGGTGTTGCTGGAGAACTGCGAAAAGTGCAGGTCTTTGTCGAAGTCGATGTACCAGAGATAGGGATCGCCATAGTTGGCCGTGATCTTCGACAGGTAATCGAAAGCCTCGGTCATCGAGTGATAGTTAAACGTGATCGGCTCAAGAATCGTCGGCCCGACCGCTACGTTGGTGGTCGTCACGCTCTCGCCGTCGAAGTACAGCGAAACGAGGTCAACTACGATGTCCTGTAGCGTTTGCGCGGGCGAGGATGAGTAGGTGATGGACGCCGTGCGCCGCCGATCCGCAATATGGTTGTAGTCGACCAAGCGCAACGTGTGTTGCTTGTAAAATAGCGGCGGGTGACACTTCTCGACGATGCTTCGGATCGTGCCAGCGAAATACTTCGTCGCCCCGTCCTTGATCACGAACGTCGAATTGATCGCCGGAGTGAATCCGCGGCCTCGGTCTTCGAGCACGGCGTTAGCAGCGGCACGGCCCCCGAGCGGACGCGAGATGCTGCCCGTCGCGCTCTTGAGCCACTCGGTTCTATCGACGCCCGCAATTTCCAGCGTAAGAGCCACGGCTAGACCGTCGCTCCGGTTTCGCGCATACGGATCGCAAGTTGATCGAGGATGTAATCGATGTCACTTTCCGACCGGAAAACATTGTGGCTGATGATGATGGACGAGCCGCCGTTGACGATGGAATTGACACCGCTTCCGGCGCCGCCTTCGACCGCCATGCCGATGCGCTCAAGCCATCCGAGTTGCTGGCTGGCAAATCGGCCGATGGCGTCGAGCGCGGTCACCATGTAACCGCTGCGCTCGGTCATCGTCTGGAGGCACCAGAGCATGTTCTGTGACTGCTCGCCGGTCCAGATTTTCACGTAGCGGGTAGACTCCTCGATGGCGTTCAAGGTCGTTTCTTGTTTCGCCATCTGAAAATTCCCGATGATGCCAGAAACAGCGGACACGACCGAACCAATTGCGCCGACGATGCCCGCGATGCCCGAGCCAGCGGCGGAACCAGCAGAGCCAGCCGCCGATCCGCCCGCGTTTGTCGCAGTGCCAGCGGCCCCGGCAGCGGTCGAAGCTGTGTCCGCGCCGATGCCAAAAATTTTGCCGATGCCCTCTCCGATGTCCTTGATGCGGTCGAGCACGCCGCCAAGGCCCTTGCCGCTCATAAGGTCGGAGAGAACGCCGCTGATGAAGTCGCCGATGGCCTTGGTCGCGGGTTCGATAAACTTCGCCGTGACCGCCTCGCCCAGCGACACGAGCATCTTCTTCGCCTTCTCGCCGAAGGAAAGATCGCCGTCGAAAAGCGATTTCGCGATGGTCTGCGCGAAGTTTGTGAAGACCGTCGAAACGTCCTTGCTGAAATCCTTCCAGTGGCCCGTTTGCTTTTCGGCAGCTTCCTTGCTCGCGGTCGTGACCGTGCCGAACTGCTCCTTGCCGATCCGCGCCATGTCCTGAATCTGGCCGGAAAGCATCGCGGTCGAGTCGCCAGCCTTGCCGAGATCGGTGACGTACTTCGCCAGCGCGTCGGTGCGCAGTTTAGTGAGGGAGTCGGAAAGCTCGCTAGCCGACTTGATGTTCGCTTCGAGTTGCGCGTTCCAGTCCTTGCCCGCGAGCACGGCAAGTTGATGATCGATAGTTGCCTTTGCGATCTCCGTGCGCGCCGCCTTAATGCGTCGTTCGTACTCGGCCACGATTGCGGAAGGAATGCCGTCGCCGAACTCTTTAACCAAGTCCTTGGCGTGGCGAGTCTTGATCGTGTGATCGGCCAGCGCGCCGGAAGTGTTTTTTACAGCTTGCTCGAAAGCCTTGGTCGCCGTCGTGGTCTGGTCGGTGCGCTGTTTGATCTGCGCGGCTTCGTCGCCCTGCTTTCGCATCGCCTGCGAGTTGACGTTGAGCGCCTTGCGCATCGCCTCTTGCGCGTCAATGGTGTCGTATGTTTTCCCGTTGACCAATTGCAGCCACTTGTGAAGCTCCTTCAGGAGATCGTTCGCCACACCGAGCGGAAGACTGACGGCGTGAAGCCGCTTGCTGGCACTCAGCGCCGCGAGATCGAGTTTCCCGAACCATTCCGCAACGGGCTTGAGCGTTTCGCCAGTCAGGCCAAGCGTATCGTTGAACGGCTTGAGCGCCATGCCGTAAAGGCCGATAATCGCTTTGCCGACTGAGCCGACCACTTCGTAAAGGCCACCCAGTTCCTCGTGCACCTTTTGCGCATTCGCGGCAATTTCCTTCAGGCCCTCAAACACGACAAACGCCGCAGCTACGGCGGCGGCGGCGGGCACGATGCGGGTCAACGCCATTTCAAGCGCGCCCAGTGCGCCGGAAAGCGTCACGCCGCTGATGCTGGCGAGCGACGTGAACGCGGCCGAGACTTGCGCGACGGTCGAAACCAGTGTGCCAAGCGCCATCGCCATAGGCCCGATGACGGCTGCGGCGGCAGTGAATCCGAGAATGGTCGTCTGGACCGATGGCGGCAACGCACCGAACCACTTCACGGCGTCGGTGAGCATGGCGATGAGCGGCTGCGATGCCTGAAGCAACTGATTCACGGCGGGCAGCAGTGCGACGCCGAGTTCGATGGCGGTGGCCTTGATCGCAGTCACGGCCATTTCGAATTGGCGAGTGGCGCTCTTGTTGATTTCGTTGTAAGCCGCCGTAGCCGCGCCGAGGCCCTGTGAGGAGTTCTTCACGCTGTCGATATCGGCGTGTGCCTTCGCCGCGAACTCGCCAGTGAGTTTCAAACCAGCGCCCAGCGCTTCGACGCGCCCGTAGGCATCTGTGAGAGCGGACACGCTTCCGCCCGTCGCTTCACGCAATGTTTCCAACGCGCCCTGGAAGCCCTTGGCCTTCAATAGCGCTTCGCCCGTGGAATAACCGGTCTGGTCTAACACGGCCTGCATTGCCTTGTTTGGCGAAATAATGGCCGTCATCGCAGAGCGAACGCTCGTCAGCGCCTCGGAAATGGAGAAGCCCTGCGACGTGAGCGTAGCGCCAGCCGCGAGCACTTCTTTGAAGCCAATGCCGAGCGACGAAGCAAGCGGCGTTGCGATGGCGATAGCGCTCGCCAAGTCTTGAAACTGGAACTTACCGATGTTGACGGCCTGGAACATCGCGTCGCTGATTTCCTTCGCGTCGCTTGTTTTCAAACCGTAGGCGTTGATGATGCTCGTCAGCCCGTCGACCGCGACTTTCGTGTCAGTCACGCCCGCAATCGCGGCCTTTGAAGCGACGGCCAGGAAGTCCACGGCGTTGTCCTTCGGCACGCCCGCCGAGATCGCCTCGTAAAGCGCATCGGTAGCCTTCACCGCGTCGATGCCGAGCGCACGAGACACGGCAAGCGTTTGATCGGTGAGCCGCTTCATTTCGCCGTCAGTGAAGCCGCCGACGAGCGAGCCGACCTTGCGGAGTCCCAGATCAAAGTCAGCGGCCATCTTCGTTGCTGCGCCGCCGATTGCTGCAAGCGGAAGGGTAAGGCCAACGGTCAGCGATTGCCCGATGGTCGATAGCTTGTCGCCGATCTTGTCGAAGCCGCCGAAGGTCTTGTTCACGTCGCGGTCGATGGCGCGCAGGCGTTGGCCCACGGTTCCCATCGCCTTCTCGAAACCGTCGATCTTCGCGCCGACCGTGACGAACATGTCGCCAAGTGATGCTATGGCCTTACCCTCCTTTCTGTGACTTCACGATTTCAAGCGTCTTTGACACTGCCTCGAAGCCAGCCAGAATCGCCTCTGGTGATTGCGGCTGCTTCGGCTTGGCGTCTGGATCGTTAAAGAAGTCCGACCAGAGCAGCGGCTTTTTGCCGCGCCCTTGGTGGACGTTGTAGACCGCCGCCGCAATGGTTCCGGCGCGAATGTTCTGCGCGCGCTCAACACGCGCCCAGGCCTCCGAGCACGCCTGAATTTCGCGCGGCGTCAGTTCCCAAAACTCGTCAGATGAGCGCCCTAGAATCTGAGTCCAGAACGCCCACAAATCGAGATCGCCGTCTACTGAATCGCTTGCGGCTTCGGCTCCGCTATCGTAGGGCGGGCCTCGGGCATGGATGCGCCAAGCAGCTTCACGACGGTCGCCGCGATGTCTTCAAGGTGCGCGGGAAGAATGTCGGCCAGCGTTTCTTCGGTCAAATTGCCTTTGTCGAGCAACGCTTCGAAGATCATCGGCACGCTGATAGCCTCGGTGTCGAGCGCCATGAGTTCGCCGAAGTTCTTGACGCCCATGCGCTGCTTCAGGCGTCGAATGCCGCCCATCGAGAGCAGCAGCTTTCGCTGCTGCCCGTCGGTGGTGGTGATTGTGACTGGATCGATTGCTCTCATAACTAGCTGATCGCGCTCGATCCCGCGTTGTACCAGGTCCAGGCGCTGTCGTCGAACTCGATGGTGAGTTGGCATTCCTGCCGGTCGCCCGGCGTGCCGCCCGTGACCTTCCAATCGAGCACGTAGCCCTGGAACTCGCACGCTCGGTAGGACGACTGCGAACGGTCGACTGGAATTTCGGCGCGGAAGTAAATCGTGGTGCCCGCGACGCAGTACGTCCGCATTGCGTCCTGAGCGGGCGACGTTGCTTGGCTCGGGTCGCTCAAAAGCGTGATCTGCATCGGCAGAACTTCCGCCATACCGGGCATCGATCGCATGAAGATCGAGGTTCCGTGGACGGTCGTGTCTACCTTGTCGCGGCTGATGCCGAGTTCCGGCGCTTCGAGCACTTGCCCAAGCCGGGTCCATGAGACGGGCGAGGTCGCGCTGTACGCGAACTTCGTGCCGTTGTTGATGATGCCACCAGTGGCCATGACGTGTTTCTCCTATGCGCCGAAGCGCGGTTAGAAGTTGATGAACGCGGCGACGGCCCAATAGCCGAAGGCGAGACGCTCGGAGGCTATAAGCCTTCGGCGATGCGGAAATTCAAGGCGAAATGGTGGACGGTCGTCTCGCCGATCTTTTCGTGACCCTGGTAGAACGATCCGGGCTGAAGCAGCGCCGTCACGCCGCCCGTCAGGTTGTCGCGAAAGTTTTCAATCAGCACATCGATGATGGCGCGGCCTTCTGAGTACGTCGACGAAAACACGCTCACCTGATAGAAGTCCCAGATGCCCGGCTGAATCGCCGAGTCGTCGTGAACGTGTACCGGCGCGGGCGAAACCGGAAAGTGAACGATGTATGGGCGCGTAAGATTTTGCCAGTCGCCAGGAACCTTGATCCGCGCGGCCGGAACCAGCGCAGTGAGCGCCGAGATCCCCGAAAGGATGGTGTAAATCTGTTCTTCAACGACGGCCATTTGCGGCGTCCTCGATGATCTGGCGCAGCCCTTTTTCGACGATGGTTCGCATCTCTTGCGCGGTTGCGCTGACCGCTGGCCGGAGAAACGGATGAGCGGGAGCGCGGACGGTTCCGTATTCGACAAGATGCGCGTGTGGCGCGATCTTGTAATTCACGCCGACAAGCACGTTTGGCTTGTTTTCGTCACCGCGCGCAGCGAATAGTGATTTCTTCAGCCGCCCCGTTTTGACTGGCGCAAGATCCCGCGCTTTGTCGCGCAACTTCAGCCCGGCGCGCAAGTAGACCTCTTTTGCGGCCCTGCCAGTCGTCTTGTCGATGACGTTGGATAGGTTCTGCTGTATTTCGTCCAGCCCTTCGAATCGGAGCGCCTTCTGCGCCGCCATGTTGATCGAGTTACGAGGCATACTCTTTGCACGTCAGGAACAGCCGCCGCTGTCGTTGGTCCGGGTCTTCAACGTCAAGAATGTCGAGAGTCCGCGATCCCCATATCACGC